CATCGTCCAGCGAATCGAATTCCTATTAAAATTTCAGGATGTCCATCTTGTGGCTCTACACTAAAACAAGATGGCGCGTACTTAAAATGTGTAAGCAAAGATTGTGGAGACAAGACAGTCCAATGCCTCCTAAAGTTTACCCAGACGGCACGGTTTATGGGATTTGGGAAGGTGACATTAGAGAAGCTAAAAGACGCAGGAATTAACAGTATTTCTAAGCTCTTAAAATGCGATTACAATTTTTTTGAAAGTGTTTTAGGTTCAGAAAAGGTATCCGAAAAATTAGCTGCCGAGATCGCATATCGACCAATGGAACTAACCTACACAGAAACACTAGCATCTATTAATCTTCCTACCGTGAATCTAGCAACGGCGGAGAAACTGGTAGTCGCGGGATTTACCGATGTATTTAAGTTACGCGATTATGATTCGTTGTTAGAAGTTCCGGGTATCGGGGATGCTAAGGCACGCAAAATTTCAGATTTTATGAAAGACAATCACGAGGAAATGGTAACACTATCTAAACTGCTACCATTAAAAATCACCGTTAGGGATGCAGTAATTAACCTGGATAGTATGGTGAATATAGCTATTACAGGTAAGGTAACTGCTGCACGCGGAGCAGCAAAAGATGTATTAAAGACTATGGGTTTCCTACTAAATGCTTCGGTAACTAAGAAAACCGAGATACTATTGGTGGGTAAAAATCCAGGAGCTGACAAAATTGAAAAGGCTAAAAGATTTAACATCAGCATAGTAAATTACGTAGGCTCTGAGTTTGAATCAGTAATATAGGCGTTAAATTTTTATGTTGACCTGACGCCCAAAATATGGTATAATAGGTTTACAAATTGAGAAATGGAGGAACGTCCTCCAAGCAAAGGAGCATATGGAAAAGCCGCGCAAAGCACAGTTTTCGTTTAAAAAAGATGGTCCAATGGTAGAAGAACTGTATTCGGTTGATAACTTAACAGTGAGTGCAATTGCAAAAGACCTGGGTAGGGGGTATAACACTATAAAAAACTACCTCGAATATCGGGGATTATATACTGGCCCAGCTACTGGTAAAAAGCAACAAGCACAATTCACAGGAACCGTACCTGCACAACATAAAGAGGGGCATAAGTACTTCTGTGCAACCCACAATACAGTAGCTATCTTTAGGCACTATCATAATGAGGCGTGCTTAGTGTGGCTTCCCGACTCCAATTATTTACACTATGCATATTGTAAAAAATCAGAACTAACACAGTCAAAAGGAGACTAAAGAATGGCATTTGTTTACGATGAAGAAAAACTGGCTCGTCTTGCAACAATCATGGGCGAACACGAAGGTAATGAAGTACCCTATGATGTTGTAGAGGCCGTAGCTGATGAGTTTATGTTCCCAACCCGTTCGGTTGGAGCCAAACTACGTGCACTAGGCGCACAGGTAGCAAAGAAGAATTCCGGTAAGACCAAGTGGCCTGAAGTTGAAGCCAATGTACTAGCTGAGATGGTAGAGGCAGGGCAATCCGATGTAGAAATTGCCGAAAGACTGGGCAAGACTGTTAAGCAGGTACGCGGTAAGGCACTTAGTATGAAGTTGATGGATAAGCTGGTTCGTATTACTCAGCCTACCGAAAATACTAAGACGTTTACCGAAGAGCAGGAAGCAGTTATCGCTACAATGCAGGCCGATGGCGCGTATCTGGAAGATATTGCTGCTGCGTTAGATAAGAATATTCGGCAGATTCGTGGTAAGCTACTGAGCATGAAGCTAACTGCTCCACAGCGCGATAAGAAGGTAGCAGCTGCGAAGATTTACAACGATGAAGTTCTAGCTATGGTTACTGCTATGGTAGAAGCTGGGGACACTGCAGAAGCAATCGCTACTGCAATGGAACTGAATCTTACAGGTCTGAAGTCCAAGCTAGGTAAGATGGGGCTTAAGACTCCCGATATGGGGGGCAAGTCCAAGGGTTATAGCGAGGAAGACTATGCAACTCTTGAAGCTATGATCGCAGATGGTGCTGACGCTGAGGCCATTGGTGCAGCAATCGGTCGTACAGCACAGTCTGTACGTATCGTAGCAGGTAAGCGTGCTCTGAAGTTTGCAGCAGCAGCCGTAGCCGAAGCAGCATAAATAAGAATATACCTAAAATAGGGTGGGATTTCGGTCCCACCCTATTTTATTGTGGAGGTAGATTTGGAACAAATTATAATCCGTAGAATACTTGACGGAGATGAAAAGCTGTTCTTCCTAGCTAGCAAGAGTCTGTTTGTTAATCCACTTGCTAAGACTTTACTAGAGAAGATTGGTAAATATTATGAAAGGTTCCTTCGATACCCTACTGCTGAGGAAATTGCTCAATCGGTTTCCCTTGTTCCCCAATTATCAAACTACGTAAATCATCTATCATCCCTTCCCACTGAAGAAAATCTATCTGCCGAATTCCTTGTCTTTGAGTTGAAGAATCAGTGCTCTCAGCATTTATTCTTAGACAATATGACAGCGATTGCAGATAACATTATAGAACACGATTTTACAAGCCTTAGTGAAGAATTGTACAAGACCTCACTGAGTATTCGTGAACTATCGGAAAGCAATGAAACCGTCTTTGACCCCGCCGATTTAGCTATTGATATCTCTGGGGAGATTAGTAGACGTCTTCCCTGTGGATTGGATAAATTTGACCAAATCAATGGTGGTTTTGCTATGGGAGAACTAATTCTAGTTGGTGGTCGTCGAGGAACTGGTAAATCTGTTTTTGTTTTAAATATGTTAAAAGAGTACTTCAAACGCTATGATTTCTCGGTAGCTTTTTTTAGTATCGAAATGCCTAAAACGGATGTATATAATCGTCTACTATCCATAATTTCTGGAGTTTCGATTTCCAAGATGGGTAAAGGTGGATTAGATGACGATGATAGACGTCAAATTCTACGTTCTAAGTTACACCTATTTCACGAAGAAGGATCGCGACAAGCTATAGAGGTATTTAAGGACTTAGAGGATCTAGATAAACCTGTAGAAGATATTGAGGCTGCTCTAAGAATTTCACCAAAGAAAGACAAGAGTTTTTTCATTATTGATGATCCTACTTTATCTATTTCTAAGATTGACTATTACTTATCTTTGCTGAAACAAAAGTCGAGAGCACCGCTACTAGGTTGCTGTATCGACTATCTAAACATTCTGAATGATCCTGACTCAAGAGGAAGCGGAGATTCTGACTGGCAATTTCAGAACACATTAGCTAAACAGTTGAAACGTATAGCCAGACAGCATGAAATGATTACGATTTCTCCATATCAGATTGACCCAACTGGTAAAGCGCGACTAGCGGTAGCCATTGAGGATCATATTGACTGTTCCCTGAAATTCCTACCGTCTAAGGCACAAAAGGATGCAGGTATCCTACCAGTATTTATTGATAAGATGCGTAACGGTAGAGATGACTTTGAGTTTACTATGATTATGGATAAGGATAATCTACAGCTAAAGAACCCGGACGAGAACTTTGACGAAACGGGAGAGGAAGAAGAGGAAGAAACCGATGTACGACCTAGAAATGCCCCTAGAGTGTATTCAGAGACATGAGATTTTCCATACCGAGAAACCTGAGAACTTGGTTATTCGGTGTTTGAATCCTGAGCACGATGACGTATCGCCTAGTATGTTAGTGCACCGAGAGACTGGCATGTTCCATTGTTTCTCTTGTGGTATGCGAGGTTCTTACCGGGATCTAAGAAAAATCCTAGGTGATGAGGATACCGCGGAAGATGAGATTCTATTTAAAGCTGCTAGACTAAGGCGGACACTGCAGGCTTCTTATCATAGCCACGAGCAGCTAGAAGTATATCCACCATCAAGTAGGGCACCTATTCCCGGTACGTGGAAGAATATTTCCAAGGAGTACCTTGAAGAATTGGGTGGCTTTATTTCCAACGAAGAAGAGTTTGCAAATCGTCTATGGATGCCTATTACCCATTTTGGTAAGATCATTGCATATCAGGGTGGAGCAACAAGTATGGGTCTAAAGCCTAAGTACTTGTTTCATCCTCGTAGTGTGTATCTGAAACCAGTTATCTACGGTATCGAGTCAGTACCAGCTAAAACTGTGGTACTTACCGAGGGTATGTATGATGCTTTAAATCTAAGAGTTTTAGGGGTTAAAGAAGCATGCTGCATTTTTGGAAGTCATTTGGGATTAGAAAAGATTTACACATTACTTACCTACGATATTAAACAGGTGGTACTAATGTTTGATCCCGATGAAGCAGGTCTATCAGCTACCAATAAAGCATTACAACTATTTAAACGAAAAGCACCACAAATTGCAGTTAGCGCAGTTTACCTAAATGGTCCAGAAGATCCGGGAGACTTAACAGCCTCACAAGTCAATAAGTTGATCTCAGAAGAACCATTGAGTCTATACCTAAGGAGAAATAAATAGATGAAATTACCTAGTACAGTAATGGTTGGTGGAATTCCTCACACGGTTTCGTATCATGATAAACCTTCGGACGTTGATCTATTTCAGCGCGAGAGTATGTGGGGCCAGCACGATCCGTGGACTAAGTCTATTCGGGTCTACAAGGACGATAATCCATATGCTAGTATCTTTAAAGTATTGCTACACGAGATCATTCATGGCTATGGTGTAGAATGGAATATGGATGAATTAACCAGCCAGGGTGAAGAAGCGGAAGAAAACGTAGATGTATATGTGCGTATGTTCTTTGATATCCTGAGCAGCAATCCGTGGATGAGCGACGCTATTGAGGAGATTTACCATGAAAAACAGAATTGCGCTAATCTATCCATGTAGTATGGGTGGTGGCAGCGATGCCATGATTCTGCGAGAATACGATACACAGTCACTATGTGATATCTACTACTGGACTAATAAGAAAACCGACGCCAAGAAAGTAAACAAGGGCGACTGTACTCTCGATTTGGAAAAGATCCTTCGCAATTATAAGGTAGTAATGCCGGTAGATGCTGATGTTATTAAGTACACTACCGGCTTATCTGGTGGTGCTCAGAAGCTAAACGCCTTTGTGTACCTTAAAGATAATGTAACATATGTGCCCACTGTGAGTCCACGTAAAGCCTCTATCCTCCCATTGATGGCAAAGGCTATTAGACGTGCCTTCTCGGCGGCATATGAAGTTGTGGGGGCTCTTAATGATGGTGTGGAAGCTAAGGATATTAAAGTCTCGGTAGATAAGGTGTACCAGATCCTTGATAATGATGTGGATATCCTTAAAGAGCTAGCACTATGTGAAGAAAAAGGTTATCTGATTCTCGACATTGAAACATATGGATTATATCCGCATGAGGGATATATTTTAGGTATCGCCTTTGGTCATAAACCACATACCGGAAATTATGCTCCGATGGAGCATTGGTCTAAAGAATGTATCGCTAAACTAGGCGATCTTATTTCTAATCCCTCTATTGTAAAGATATGCCATAACATTACTTTTGAAATGAAGTGGCTACATTATCACCTGGGTATCAAGGTACACGATTGGGTTAACTTTCACGATACAATGATTATGCTATATTGTAACGATGAGAATCTACCGGTGGATCTTAAGACTGCGGCTGTTAGAGATACAGACCTTGGAGCATATGAAACCGAACTAGATGATGAGAAGAAACGCCTAGCTAAGAAAATGGGTATTAAGCTAGCGGATTTTACTTACGACCTTATTCCCTTTGAGATTTTAGCGCCTTATGCTTGTAAAGATATTGACGCTACAGCTCAAGTGTTTAAGAAGTATTATTTCTGTATCAAGAAGTATAACCGTATTTACACTTTCTTGATTCAGTGCTGCCAAGATATCGCGCGCTTAGAACTCGTGGGAGGATTTGTAGACCAGGAACGCCTACAGCAGGGTATCATTGACTACGATAAGGAAATTATCAACCTAGAGAACGCACTATTTGCGGACAAAGCGGTTAAGCGTTTCGTCGAGATTGAGGGTAAGAACTTTAATCCCCGCTCACCAAAGCAGGTAGCCGTTGTGCTATATGATATTCTTGGTCTACCTATTTTGATGCGTACTGAAACGGGCGCGCCAAGTACTGCGCGTCCGGTAATTGAACAGTTTGAAGAAGATACACCGATGGTAAAGGCGCTACTAGAGTACCGCAGAGCTAAGAAGTTCCGCAGCACCTATCTAGAGAACATTAGTACCAAGACTTCCAGTGATGGGCGTCTGAGAACTGGATTCAAACATGCACGTACTACTTCTGGTAGATTGTCCAGTTCCGGTAATCTAAACTTCCAGAACATCCCACGTAAGAGTATCATTAAAGGCATGTTCGTTGCACGTCCGGGGTATAAGATAGTACAAATTGACCTCGGAACAGCAGAAGTTTGGATCGCGGCAGCAGAATCTAAAGATCCTTTCTTTATTCGCGCGTTTGCTTCTAAGCTCGACTTTCATGGGTACATTGCTAAAGTGGCGTTTAACTTGCCATGTGAACCAAATGATGTAGCTGAGTTATTCCCCGCTGAACGTCAATCGGCCAAAGCAATCACATTCGGGATTAATTAAGGTTCCGATAAAACTCGCTCAATTGCTGGAACGCTAAGTCCGTAAGGATATGCCAATCAGCAGCCAGGGTAGAATGGGAATTCTACGAATGGTTCAGAGACTCACAGCTTATCTAGAACAGATAAGGACTGGGATACTTTAGGGTATAACACGGCGAGTATCTAACAACTAAATCTAAAAAGAGAAGGAGCGCTAAAGCTCATGAGACAACGTAAATTCAATGGTAGACGTAAATTTGATGATAGAATGTTTGATAATTATTCATCAGATTCTTGTTATTGGGCAGGATTCCTAGCAGCCGATGGTTATGTAAAAGATAATAGACTGTCAATATCATTAGCTGCCAAAGACGAAACCCATTTAATAAAGTTTAAAGATTTTATGCACTCAACTAACGCCATTACTACTTTAACAAACGGGGCAAAACAGATTAATCTTCATTCTTGGGAAATGACTGAGCAGTTAGAAACTAAGTGGAATATTATCACTAAGAAATCGTTAGTATATCAATACCCTGAACAAATGCCAAGTGAATATTTTTGGCACTTTATGCGCGGTTACTTTGATGGTGATGGCACTTGGTGTGAGTCTTTTTCAAATAAAAACTCAAGAACTGCTAGTTTTTATATGAGATTCTTAGGAAGTCCCGATTTTATGATCGCTGTTAGTGATAAAATCTTTAAACTTTTACAAAAAACGCCTATTAAATTACAAACTCATCCAAATGGAATAAATTTGGCCCTAAAACTAAATACTAATGATGCTATTTTATTTGGTAATTTGTTATATTCCAAAGCACCTATTGAATCTAGATTAGAGCGAAAATATCTCATTTGGCATAAAGTAGCATTAGATAATAATAGATTAGTTAGATAAAGGTATAGTCCACTCCCATATGAAAATATGGGGTAAAGTGTTTATATGGTGCTCAGGCTAAGAAGATCGCTACAGAGATTGGGGCTACTAAGGACGAAGCGCAGGAACTAATTAACCAGTACTTCGCGCAAGCTAAGGAACTAAAGATATGGATCGATCAGTGTAAGAATCAGATCACTACGCATGGTTGGATTAAGTCAGCGTTTGGTAGAACTAGACGCGTTCCCGAAGTATTTAGTCCTGTTATGGGCATTAAGTATCATGGTATCAACTCTGCTTTTAACTTTGTTGTCCAGTCTGCTGCTAGTGACGTGAACCTGAAAGCCTTTGGTATTCTGTCGCGGAAACTAATAAAAGAGGATAAGTACGAGAAAGATGTATTTATTTGGAATCTGGTACATGACTCTATTGTAGCTGAGGTTAAGGAAGAGTACATTGAAGAATATATTAGTATGGTAACTCAAGTGTTTCAAACTCTGTGCCGCGAACTTTATGAATTTATGCCTACACCAATCAAGCTAGACTTTGAAATTGGTCCCGATTGGGGTTCCTTAGAGAAAGATCGCAGCATTAGTGACTGGGAAATCGAGATTTGATTCCACAAATTGCGAATCTGTACGAGATACAATTTCCAATATACATAACTAAGCCCATCATAGGAGAAATAACGGATATAGTTATAGAAAATGGTATTAAGAAACTAGTATTCAATAATACAAAGATAACATACGACATGATTCTGGATACCGAGTCAACGTATCTGGGACGATTGATAGTATTAAATAGGCTCGCGGATCTAACGGTGATTGAGTTTGATTACAGTTTTACTAATCTAGCTCACCTTATATACGCGAGACCTAAGTTTGATTATAAGTCTTTACTAGTTGATAATCTTGGGCAGGTTAGGCGGCTAAAACCCATCTATGCAAAAGGAGTTAGTAGGCGCTACTCACATAGACGTGGTACTTATGTATTTACAAGGGCAGTTCCGACGCCCTTACAAATACCACAATTTCCGTTATTGCTAGATTCCTTAGATACCTATGAACCATACCTAGAACTTGCAGTATATCGAAATTCCTATTTTTTCAAAAACATTTTAGAAAAGGCGAGGCATCCACACAAAACATGGAAGATTCAGATAACGTAATCTATGATCGTTTATATCTGGCCACTGAGAATGTTTCGGATGCCCAAGCTATTTACTCAGCACTAACGTATAAAATTCCGGGATTCGAGAAGGTCCAAGTATTCCGTAATTATAAACATCTTAAGCACTATTTAGTAGTTCCAGTAGGTGCTAAAGAAAAGGTACTACCCTATCTTACAAATACCGAGTTTACAGATAAGCGTCCAGATCATTATAACGATCTTGGGAAATTTCATGGACAGCTATGGGAGAATCAGCAGGTGGTGGTCGATGAATTTTTGACCACCATTCCGACCCGCTCTGGCTTTTTGCACTCTAGAGCAGGTTCTGGGAAGACGGTTATGGCTTGTTATCTTCTGCACCAATTATCTCAGAAATTTCTAGTTGTAGTTCCCACCACGCTATTACTGAACCAGTGGGTAGAACGTATTAACGAGTTTCTCCCCGATGTAACACTGGGAACTTTAGGTGATGGGACTGATTCATTTACTAAGGATTGTGATGGATGTGTAGCTCTTATTAACACTCTAAGGAAAGACGTACAAATCGAGCGTTTTAGAAGCACGTTTGGAACCATTGTAGTAGATGAAGCTCATAGACTACCAGCAGATACGTTTAAGGACACGCTGAATCTATTAGCTGCAAAGTACAAGATCGGATTGTCTGCAAACACTACACGCAAGGATATGAAGCACGTAATGATCCAAGACTTTCTTGGAGATCATTGTGTTACTAACGAAAATCCAAATGTGTACGAGGCTGAAATTGTATTAGTAGACTCAGGACATCCATTTAACTTTATGCCACGACTTCATAACTGGGCTAAGAAGTTAAATGAAGTTTGTCTACATAAAGAATACAATGCCAAGATTGCAGAATTGGTCATGTCCCAGGCAATTGAGGGTCGCAAAGTAGTAGTTCTTAGTCCTAGAATTGGACAGCTAGAACTTCTGGAAGAGCTCATTGACTTGCCCACCGGGATCATTAAGGGTAGTACGAAGCAAAAGGATAGGGACGCACTGATTGACCAAGTAAATGCTGGAGAGGTTAGTATTCTCCTATGCTCTAAGCAAATTTTTGAAGAAGGGGCGGATATTCAACGCTTGGACACGATCCATTTAGTTGCACCGTCAAACAACGACGAAAAGCTAGAGCAAGCAATTGGTAGAGTAGAGCGTTCACATCCTGATAAGATGCAACCACAAGTGTATGACTACTGGCATACCGGAGGACCTAAGAACTCGTTTGACAAGCAGCAAAAGAAGAGACTAGACTTTTACAAGTCAAAAGGTTATGCAATTGAAACTCAAAGGCTATAATTTTTATAACATATTGCATGACGCGGAAACGGAAGACGATATCATATTACTAACTTACGCGGCAATGATGGCAGATATAACAATAGCGCGCTCTAATGAGCATTTACGTAGCAAACTTAATATTCGGGTATTACCTTTAGGTTTCTACAATGCTTATTTAGAGTATCGAGATTTTGGAATAATAAGTAGATATCATCTCGGTGGGAAACCTATTAACTTTACAAATCCTTTAGTGTTACGTGCTAAGATTCCCTCTGCTGCAAAAGTAAGTTACCTAAGATTGACCTCCCTCATCTCTAACGATCAGCGATGGAGGTACAAACTTTGGAAAGAGCCAATTCTGATTCCAAAAGTAATCATAGATTCCTTTGATAAGCGTATCCCAAATGAGTGGATAAAAATCAACCAAACCAACATACAAATGATAGAGGAGGAAGCATATTATGGCAACTAAGAAATGGGGAGAAACCTCAAATACTGGAGGCGGTGGTTCAGATATTCAGCGCCTTAACGTAAGCGAACTAAAGGCAGGTGGTGAAGTTACTATTCGTCTAATTGGTGATGTACTACCAAACTACGTGCATTGGGTACAGACTACTAATGGGTGGCGTACTCGTAATGCATGTAACTTTGATCGCAATACCGAGTCATTCGACGAATCTGTCGAAAATCCAATCAATAAGCATATTGTACCGCAATTTGACCGTGCGGCAGCTCAGTTTGCTTATGTTACCAATGTAATTAAGCGTAATCCCGATGGTACCAATGACGGTGTATTTCTGATGGAACTAAAGCAGTCTATTTACCGACAAGTTGTAGACTACGCAAAAAAGACTAAGGAGTTTGGCGATCCCTCGGATTCCGAAACTGGCTATGACTTTACTATTCAAAAGGTCTCAACCGGACCTAAGAAGCAGAACGTAAAGTATCAGCTATTCCCTAGCAGAACTAACACTCCTTTGACTGATGAGGAGAAAGCACTACCACTGTTCGACCTAGAAAAGCTACATCGTCAGGAAACCCCCGACGAGCAGCTAGCATGGATTCGTGAAAATACTAGTTTTCTAGCGATGGACACAGGATCTGATATTCCAGGTGATGAAACTGGAGACGAAGACGTACCGTTCGGTTAAAAAATCTCGGTGGGGGCTTCGGCCCCCACTTTCTGGAGTATTAAATGAAATGTATTATCTGTAAGAGGACTATGTATACAAGGGTAGGAGAGTTCAATACCTGTAATATCTGCTTAGAGGAAATGATAGTTGCTCAGGGTCATATGATTGCTAAGATGACAAATCAAATCAACGGCCTGTTTGAGTCCGCAGATATTACAAGTGCTCAATTAGATCATGTTTTAGGTCTGATTGCCACAAAGGTATCCTCAGAAGAGTACCATCAAATGTTACAGAAAATAGTAACGAATCCATTTGCGTTGGAGGATAAGGATATATGTTAAGATCTGATGACCAATTAGACCGCGATCTCGATAAAGTAATTCAAGAAGTAGATGAATTAAAAATTGTAGCAGCTAAGATTATAGAGGAGCAAAGACGCCAATTACGACTTATTAGAAATAGAAAAAAAGTGTTCGAATGAGTTTTATCTATACCGCAGATTGGCATATCAAGACTAAGTTTCGAGAAGTGCCGATTTCCTGGTTATCTGATCGCTTCTTAGAGTGGTTGGTGTTTTTGGAAAATGAACGCAAAAGATTAAATACTGATACACTAGTTATTGGGGGTGACCTATTTGACAAGATACCTACCATGTTTGATATGGCTTTATTTGCTACTATAGACTATGCAACAAACTTTAACGAGATTATGATATATCCCGGAAATCATGAAATGCTGAGCAAGAAGAATAGTTTCTACACCTATCTGGAGAAGATATTTCCTCAGTTTACGTGGATTACTGAACCGCAGCAATGGCGTGATTGGTGGGTTATTCCATATCCAGATATCAAACAGGTGGGGCCATTAAATAAAGAGAAGGTTATGTCGCACGTTAGATGTGCGTCAGACAGGGGACTATACGACGCGGAAATTGATTTTAGTATTTTCGATAATTGCGATGCTGTGCTACTCGGTGACATTCATGAGCATCGTGTTATTAGTGATAAAATTAAGTATCCGGGAGCCCCATACGATACCACTTTCACAAGATTACCTCTCCGTAATCGCTATTATTTCTATGTTGACGGTGACTCCGTTCTCGTATGTAAGCGTGCTGGGAATAGTTTCAAGCGCCTAATAAAAGTAGATACCACGATCGAACATTATAATAATGTTAGAGACAAGGTCAAAAATTCGAAACATTATTATGATATTCAGATCATTGTAGACTCGATGGATGAACTAGATAGTATGAAGGGGCAGGATATGGTTAAAGTAAAGCTAAGGGAGACAGATGATACCTATGAAGATGCTGACACAATTGAAGAAGAAATGTATAACTATTTGGTACAGGTTCTTGGTATGGATAATTCCGCTGCTACACAGGTTATGACCGTGTATAAAGAGTTAAGTAATGCAGATTAACTATTTAGAAGTGGATAATATGTTCTGCTTCGGTAAAAAGCAGAAACTAGTATTTAACGAGCCGGTATTTCAAGTAATAGGAGAGCGTAGAGGGATAGAAAACCAGTCTAACGGTACAGGTAAAAGCTCGATATACTATATACTTCAAGAAATATTGTTTGGTAAGAATATCAAAAAAACTCTAAAGGACTATACCGGAAATGTATTTACAGATCCTAATACTTATAGCGGTTGTGTGGACTTTAATCATCGGGACAGTCATTATAACGTCACACTTGCCCGACGCAATAAAAAAGCTTCGCTCGTGGTGCTGGAAAACCAAATAGATATCTCGAAACACACGGTACCCGAATCGTATAAGCTGATACAAGAAATTATTGGACTAGATTACGAGCTTTTTACTATGCTAACGTATCTAAGTCCTACGATTTCAACGCCTAATACTATTTTCTTTGGTACCCCAAAAGAAAAGAAGGAACTATTCACCAAGCTATTCAATCTCGGGCATATCATTAAGGTGGTAGATAAAGCAACTATAAAGAATCGTGATATAAACATTGAGATCAAAGCGTCGGAAAAGCAAATCGAGGCTTTTAAAACTGTAATTGTACCAACGCTACCACCAGAACCAGACTTCGAGGGATTGGAAGAGCTTCGAGTAAGTAAAGGTGAGCAACTTTCCTTATCTGGGCAGCTCAAAGTCATGATCGAGGGACATAACTCGTGGCTCAAACTATTAGATAGGAAGAAAAAGCTAGAAAATGAGATCCAGCCGGTAGAGTATGACGCCGAATTGCTAGAGGAATTATCTAGTACAGTAACGACACTTACTCAGGACTATAGGAATGCACAGCATAAGTTGGCGGATCTGAAGAAGCAGAAAGTGTTTTGTCCAACTTGTAACCGTAAATACGATGACTATAAGGATATGTCCCACGTTATTGAGGAGTTAGAGCGAACTTGTGAAGTTCTAAAGATAGCGGTAGAAGAAGCTGCACGGTTACATAATATCGAGTATATAAAGATGCTTACCTATAATAAGTATAAAACCCTGGTACTAGAACTTGATAACGTAAATACTCGATTAAACGATTTCGATTCTGAGGTACAGTCGATAGAGGAAGCTACCGAAAAACATAAACAAACTATGGCCAAATTAATCAAGATTAAGGACTCTATTTGTTTGTTAGAGAAAGAGGTAACACTATATCGACAAATAGAAGGACAGATCGAAACCTTAGTTAAAATGAAAGTAGATCAAGAAACTAGAGAGGCTGATCTACTTGCACTGGTAGAGGAGTTAGCCAAGCAGTTCAAGATATACAATGTTATTAAGGAGCATCTCGGTTTAGATGGTTTTATCTCTACCAAGATTGTTACAATGGCTGAGCGTCTTACCTATGTGATTAATCAGTATCTTGAAACCTTTAGTAATAACAGTTTGTATATCAAGTTATATAAGCTGAATTTCAAGCTCCTAAAAGATGGTAAAGAGTTGCCAATTAATAACCTTAGTGCCGGGCAGCTTACTATGATTCAACTAAGTAGTATTCTTGCTCTTAGGGATCTGATTACTATGAATAAAGGTATCACGGTCGATCTTCTAGTACTAGATGAATTATTCGGGACACTAGATGAGGTGCGTAGAGGTATTCTAACCGATACCCTAAGAGATATTAGTATCCAAGGGAAACATAAGGTGCTATCTATCTCGCACTTAACAAATGACCCAACACTACCAACTATCACAATTTTACAGGAAAAGGGGATATCACAAATATGTCAGTAGATTATAGAGAATGGATTTTACAGTTTATGGATCGAGAGTT